CGGATTCGACCAGCAATGCCGCGGCGTTCTGCTCACATCGAGCAGCGTCAAATCATCAGGAAGAAACGTGCTCACGCGCCCACCCCTGCCGGCGGTGCGGCCAGCACCTGGGCCCGCGCGCAGATCAGCCCCGTGCCCGGATACGTCTGGGACGCCGACAGGAATTGCCACGTCTCGCCGGTATCGGCCCGGTAATAGCACGTCCCCAATGGGTACGGAACCAGCGTGTAAACATGGTCGATCCGCAGATCCAGGCGTCCGTACTTCTGCTCCTTGTCGTCCTCCGACATCGGGTTGGTGTATAAGCTCACCGTCCCCACCCGCGTGTATCCGGCATCGTTGAGCGAAAGATCATCCGCCGCCATAGCCACCATCGTCTGCGGCGTCCACAGCGTCACCGATATCGCATCGAACACCTGGTCGAGCGACGACGACTGCAGCAGGCGGTAACCCCAAACGTGGATCTCCGGTACGTTGGTAAACTCGCTCGGCGCGGCCAGTGTGCTTGTGTACGTCCTGCCGCCCCAGGTGATCAGCGTCCCGACCGCGGGCAGCGTATTGCTCAAGTCACCACTCTTAAACGTCCACCGCCGCGGGTCGATCTCAGCCATGAACGGCTGCATCTGATTGTTTTCCAGGAAGCTGGCGCCGACCTCGCGGGCCGCGACCTTCTTCGCGAAGCAGTCCAGCGTCCCGCTGCTCCCGATCACCGCCGTCGTGCCGTAGTCGGTGATGAGCTCTTGTGACGCCCACTGCTGAACCTCGCCGATCGACTTCCCGCGCAGGTTGGGGGCGCTCTGACGCATGGGCTACCAAACTTCCATATTGCCGGGGTCGCCCGTGCTGCACAGGTACGAGGGACGGAACACCTGGTCCGGCGCGATAATCACGCCCGATACCCCGCAGTTGTCCCGGAGGTACTGTGCGCGCGCCGCAAGCTGCTCGGAGGTCACCTTCATGTCCGTCGACGTGCTCTCATTCTTCAGGATCATCGCCAGCCGCGCCTGGTCCGCCGCCAGCACTTCCAGCACGATCGCCGCGGCAAGCATCGCGTTCTGCTGCCCGTTGCCCAGCGCTACAGTGATCTCGACATCGCTAAACGTATACAGCTCAACTCCGGCCGTGTCCGCGGCATAAAACCGCACAGCCCCTATCAGCGTTGTCGGATCGTATGCAGCGTCAGCCATGGCTCAAACTCTCACTCTGGACACGTGTCACGTGTCCCGGAGGGACAATCACCCGATACTAACCCCGGAATTCATTCCGGGGAAAACGGGGGGGGGGGGCGGTTTCAAGATTCCCCAATCGCCGTATTGGCGTACGTTCCGTCTGCGCGCTTCACAAACTGGCCACAGTCGAAAAAGACGTGGCTCCACATCACGTGATGCTTCCACTCGATCCCGCGCGCCTCGCTCAAAATACCGTCCGGCATGTTCGCCGGCAGGTTGTACGGGTCATATCCCGTCAAAATCGTGGCCCGGTTCACGCCCTGTTTCTCCACCGGGGTGAAGCAGATAGACTCGCCGTCCTTGCTCCAGGTCGGGATTCGCCCCTGACCGAGCTGTGGTAAAAACTGCTGCGCGATCACCAGCGTGTCGAAAAGGATGATGCGCTGGTTGCTGGCCAGAATCGACGCTTCCGTCGAACCCCACCGATACCAGGCGACCGCGCAATATTTAGATTCGGCCATTAGGTAAGCTCTCAAAATGCAGGGCTCGCCACCGATAACGATAGCGAGCCCTGTGTTTCCGCGCGGAAGCAGCCCTATTACAGGGTGCAGCCGGAGATGAGGTAAGCGCCGATGCCGAGGCCGGAGCCGTCGACGGCGATCAAGCGCCAATCGCGCGTCATCGCAGCCTCGATGTACCAGCCCTTCTTCGGGTCCCAGCGGTACCGGCGGATGTTGATTCCGCGGACGTCCGTGGTGTCGTCCGGCGCATCGAATGTCCGGGCGAAATGCATCGAGCGTGGCCCCACATCCGTCGTGCGGTAGTAGATCAGCGCCATGTTCTCGCCCTGATCGTCCACCCAGACATTCCCGCTGGTGAATGCGGCACCCTCGGCGTTGGTCGCATACTGCTGCGAGGCCTCGACCGTCGTCAGGCCGCGAAGGACCTTCGGCAGGCCGGACGTGGTCAGCGCATCCATATGGGTGTACTTGACCAGGTCCTTGATCGTCGGATGGTCGGCCAGCGTCTGCGCGGTGTCAACCGTGTAGATTGCCGAGTTCGGCTCCCGCATGATCGCCTTGCGAACCGCGACCTTGCCGGTCTTGATATCGCTCAGCGGGTTGCTGTTCGCGCTCGCATACGACGCCCAACTCGTTCCGGTGCTGCCCGTGGTGAGCTGCTCCTTGTTGTTGCTGTTGTAGTTGGCGCGCGTGCAGACCAGGTTCGCCACGGCGGCCTCATTGTCGAGCTTGAGCAGCTCGGTCAGCGAGATCGTCGCGTCGAGGTCTGGCACCAGCGGCGAGTCCGCGATCTTGATTTCAGCGTCGGTCACGAGTTGCTTGCGGGCATACTCCTCCGCGTAAAACGGCGAGTTGCTTAGGCTGAAGTCGTGCTCAGCGGCTTCCGTCTTGGGGCGGCGAAGCGACTTCGGCCGCCCGTTGGCATCCAGGCCCGACGACCGCAGGAACGCCTCCTGGTTGTAGATGAAGTACTTGTCGCTGCGCTTGTCGACCGGCAGCGGAGCCGCTACCTGATCGGCGACATACGTCTCGTTGGTGTACGCGAGGCTGAAGTTGGTCAGGCCCCGGTCAATGTGTACCTGTGTTAGATCCGGCATTGATTTCTGTGGCCTCCCTTAGCCTATGATGGTTTCCTTGTCGATGAGGACATCCACAAGGTTCCCGGTTGTGGCGGTCGTCAGCGCGGTGCCGATGACCCCCTTTGCCGCGCCGAACGAGCCGAGCGGCGTGATCGTCGTGGCCTTGCCGGCGCTGTCGCTGCCGACCTTGTCGCCAACCGTCACCGTGCTTCCGCCGACGACGATCTGGACAATGCCGCGCGTCCGGATGGCGCAATAGCCGTCCGCGTCGCAAGCGGCAAGCGTCACACCGATCAGCGGGATCGCGTTGGCGCCGGCAATGATGGCGTTGCCGGAGTTGGACGCGTCCGCCTTGACGATGTATCCCTTCGCCGGTGTGCCGGCGACGCCGTTCGTTACGAGCAGCGTGATATCGCTGCGATCTCCCTCATATGCCATTTAGAGGCCTCCTGTCTGCGACGCCCGGTAGGCGGCCGCGAGGTCTTTGTGCTCTTTGCATACCGAGTAGTACGCATCGGTGTAGCTGACGCCGTGCTCGGCGGCATGCTTCTTGGCAAGCTCTTCGAGCTTGGCGCCCTCGGAGCGACCCGATGCGGTGTTGGCCGCTAGGGCTGCCGCATCCGTGCCGTTCCCGGCCAGCGCGACCACCGGCCCGTTGGCCTCGATCGCGTCCTTGGTGGCGGCGAAACCGGTCGGATTGCTCTCCGCGAGCTTCTTGAAAGCATCCGCGGCGGCAGGGAGGATGTAGAAGGCCTTGACCTTCCCCTCGATCCACGAGAGGTCCTGCGCCAGCTGGCCCTTGCGTGCAGTCTCGGCGTTCTCCTTGCGGAGTTCCTCGATCTGCGCGGCCTGGGCCGCCAGCTGGGTCTCCTGGGCAGTGAGCTTTGCGAGCGTCTCCGCGTCCGGGGCCGCGGGAGCAGCCGGTTCGGCGACCTTCCCGAGCGTTGCCGCCGAGAGTTCTATCCGCTGGCCACCGTTCATTCCCAGGCTGGACCCGAGTTTTGCGAAGCCGTCGGATATCGCCTTGACGATGTCTTCAGCATCCATATTGTTGTTGTCCTTTCCTTTCAGAAATCGAGCGTACGCGTGCCGTGCCTGGGCGGCGTCAGTGTCCGAGAGCTTGTGAGCGCGGTCCAAGGCGGAAAACTTGCGGAACCCCGCGCCAGGGACCGCGCCATCGTAAACAGCGGAAAGCTCGCCGCAGTTGGCGTCTGTGAGCGTGTAGGATGCGACACCGGTGTCAACTCCCCGCGCCTTCTGCGCGTCGATCTCATCGGCGCTCATCTGGCGCGTCGTGCCCGGAATATGTGGGCAGAGCCAGCCATCCTCCGAATCGTAGGCGTCGAGGTCGTTGCCGCACACGTCGCAGACATATGCTCCGCCGTTGAGCCCAACCGAGACGTCGAAGATGGTCCCTGCGTCGATTCCGGCGTGCATGTCGTCCGTCGATGGCCCATGCTCACCATTGGGGCGGATACCCTTGAGCATGTAAACCCCGACCACGGTGCGCTCTGACTGCTCGTCCGCGGCGGCGAAGTACTTGCCGGCGAACGTCTTCCCGAAGGGCAACTCCGACGGGTGCGATAAACTCCCCGTGCGGTGCGAATTCATGAACGCAAACCCGCGCTGCGCATCGGTGGCGATGTTTTTCAGCGTCGACGTCGCCAGGAAGCAGCTTCGGTCCGAAACGTAGTTCCCATTGGCGGCCTCGGCATAGTGGATATAGACCTGGTCGAGCGCTAGCGGCTCCCCGCCGCGCATGCCATTGATCCGCATCATGGCCTCGTCGTCGGACATGAGCGGTTCAACAGCGCGCTTGTCGCCGGCGGTCACTGTAGCGGAGCCCTGGAATCGAAAAGGGACGGCTTCGACCCCGTCCCTCATGGCCGCTATTCGGTTGCGCTTGAGGCATCGCGCCTCGTCGTATCCCAGGATTGCCATTGGTTTACCTCTCGCAGTGCGAACTTCTGCCCGTCGCTTGGTATAACGCCTCAGGCCGGATCGTGCGCAGCGTGTTCACCCCGTGGAAGCCGTACGAGCCTTGGTACTTCTCGTTTTCCACACTGAAGCGCCGCGCCACGTCTGCCGCCGCAAACCGTACACCGCTCGCATCAAGGCGGCTCCGGTAACCCCGACGCCGCTGCCACGCGTCCATCGCCAGTAGTCGGTCGCACGGATTACACGCCCATCGCGTCGGCTCGATGTCTAGGGAGGCGATCGCCTCGAAATATCGGCGGCTCGCCAGCGAAAACCCGTTGTTGCCGACCACTCCATCCGGCCAGGGCGCGCCTACAAAATCGTATTGCAACCAGTCATCATCCCAGGCGTCCGGGTTGACAACATAGCCGTCCCACGCGACAAACAGCAGGTGCGACCCCGTGTCGAGCCCGGCGACAATTCCCGGAAGCTCTGTGAGCCACCAGGCGCAAACATCCTCATGGTGCAGGATCGTATCGACCCGGACAAACCTGTTCGGCGCGCTCGCCAATCTCCCCGTCGCATCCGACGAGCTTATGATTACCGTGTCACGAAATTCCGTGCTCGCCCGACAGTGTTCCACAGCCCAGCCGGCCATTCCGGAATGGCTCCCGCGCGTTTCGACCGCGACCAGGGTCACATCTTTCGTGCTCATCGCAATCCCAGCAGCCGCGCTGCCCCCTGCACGAAATCACCATCGGTCGCATCGACATCGAGCAGGTCGATCCCGCCCGCGGACAGGAACGCCCGGAAGATGTTCTCGCGCTCCGAAACCTGCCTGTTGGCCATCACCAAGGCCGGTATCCCGGCCACCGCGCAGTAATGCGAAAGTCCGTTGGCCGTCGTCACCACACCCGCCGCCAGGTGCGCTAGGGCAAAGACCGCAGCCATCGACGGTGCACGTCCGATCAGGTCGACCACGCTCGGTGTCGACCCGTCAGCGATCCTGCCTAGTCCTGTAAGCGCGACTCGGTACGGCGTATACCGCGCCAGGAAGTCGAGCGCGCCTTGCCATCCGTCCCAGTGGTCCGATGCCGTGCAGGACTGGAACGAGTAGGGATGGCAGAGGACGAATGGTCCTCCGATTTCCGCGGCAATGGTTGTTGCCCAGTCCCAGGCAGAACGGGGCAACCTTGCTCCGTGCCAGTGGTGTACTCGGCGTCGGATAATTTGCTCATGGTCGATATGTGTCCTGTAGGTGTGCGCCGGGCGAACACGGGCGCGCCGGCAGACCGAGATCAGCGCATGATCCGGAATACCGGTCGGCGTCACGCAAAATCGCTCGTACTCGGCAAGGTATTCGGCGCGCGTCTCGAACAAGACGCTCCGCACTTCCTGCACGCTGTCCTGCAGGCCCAGCCAGTCGGCTACCCCCGCATCCATGCCGACATATATGATTCCGCCGCGCCCGATCCGGTCCCGAAACGTGCCCAGCGAAACGATCGCATCGCCCCACGCGCCGAACACCGTGCCCCACTGAGCCGTCGTCAAGTTGCGAGACTCGTACCGCGATCCGGCAGGTATAGCGTCCAGGTCGATCAGTGCGCTCATGCCACCGCTATCGTCGCCGTGACCGTGCCCGATCCGGTAAGCGTGGCTGCGTTCGCGCGGACAGCCACAACCGGCTTTCCGGTCACGAAAACGATGTCGTTGTCGCTCTGGGTGCCCTTCGTCCAGGCCGCCAGCGTGAACCAATTCACGCCGTCGACGGTGCCCTCCAGGTTGACCACCACGGCGGAAAACCCGGTATAACCTACCTGGAGTCCGTACCCGGCTTCCGGACGGGACACCGCCGTCGAAGCGCCGGCGCCGGTCGCGGTAGCCGCCGACAGGCTGGAAAACTGCGACATCGGGTTGAGTGTGGCAAGCGACATGGTTTAACCCTCCGCCTGCTGCTGGCCCTGATCGGCAGCAGCGCTCACCGCGTCGACCGCAGCTTCGCCCTGGGTGCCGATACCCGCGGGCTGTTCGCCGCTGGCCTGCTGGTCCTGGGCGGCAGGAATGCTCGACTGCTGCGCTACGGGCTGCTGCGCCGCCGCCGGCGGGATGTTGGCCTTCGACGCGTCCCCGTTGGCTGCCAAAAGCGCGGCCTCGTCGGCGGCAACCTCGTCCACCGTCAGGTAGCGGAACATGTCGATCGTCAGCGGGATCTCCGTCCCGTCGCCATCGAGCACTGCGCGGACGTCGTAATTCTCGCCCTCCTCACCGACTTCGCTGACCATGCCCTTTCGTCCGACAAACCGACCCATGGTGATCGCGATCCGCTTGCCGGTGTTATCCTGCGGGTCCGGCTCGCCGGCATCCTCCGGCACTCGCTCGTAGGCAGCTGTAGCGATCGGGACCGGATAACCGGCGCTCTGGACTATCGAGGCGATGATGCTGTCCTTGTTGGCGCGGCTGTCCGTGATCCGGATGCTATAGTTTCCAAGCGCGTACGCCACGAGCTCCTCGCGCGTCTTCGCCCGGAGATGCATTGCGGCATCGTCGAACGTCGAGCCTAGCGACGGCGCCAGCTGAGCCGCTTTCGCGGCAGGCCGAAAATCAGGGCCGAGGTTGAACGTCGTATTGCTCGCGGCATCGAACCAGCGGCCGGGCCTGCCGGCCGGGTCACGGGCGAGTTTGCTCTGATCGACTGAATCGGGCAGTTGAACCGCCATGGTGGTATCTCCTTCGGCGGTTGCCTGGGACGCCGCCGCGTCGTTGAATTCCGCGTGCGGTAGATTGCACGTTTTACCGTCCGCCATGTACCAGCCGCAGACGATGCAGACCGCATACGTCGCGTGGCAGTTGTCGCACTGGAACGTCAGACCCGTCGCGCTGTCGAGCGCGCCGCCTACGACGCGGGACTGTTGCAGATCCCAGCGGCATCGTCCGCAAAGGACGCGCCTGCCGTTTACAACCTCTTGGTAGGTTTCGCTCATTGATTGGTGTCTTTCTCCCCGCCGTCCTCACCATCAGCATTCCCGTCGCCGGAATTGCCGTCACCCGGATCGGAGGCGGGAACCGGTTGCACGACCGTCGCCGCGCTGTCGCGCTTCGAACTGCGTGCGTCGAGCAGGGCGCGCACTTCAGGGGACGCCGGCCCGAATTTGATCTTCTCGCGAAGTTGCGGCTCACTTTCGTGGACCACGCCACTCGTGATCAATTGACTGTACGCCTTGGCGAGCTTCGCAGTGTCGGTTGTGTCCCAGTCGCCCAGGTTGATTTTCGGCGCCAGCGCCAGACTGCTGTCGCCATAGTTGTATCGCACCCAGCGCCGGACGAGCTGCTTGTTGATGACGTTTTCGAGATCGCGCCGGACGGAACCTAGACAATACTCGCTGGTGTCCTGGTGGACATTACCGAGCGCGTTGGTGTTGGTGCCCTGCGTCGACGTCGAACTCGTCAGCGTCGAGTTGAGATATAGCCGCCCAAGCTCCTCCGCATGATGCTGCACCGCCGCCAGATACGCCGCGATCCCGGTACCGGCGATCTCGATCACCTCGGCCTCAACTCCGGTGGGCAGCACCGGTGGAGCGCCCTGCCGCACCTGAGCAAGCACCTGCCGAGCCAGCGCCATCGCGTTTCCAACCGGCGATGCGTGGCCCAAAATAAACGGCGTTCCGAACTGCTCTAACGCGATGTTCCAAAAACGGTACAGAAAGTCAATCGACCAGTAATGCTTGTACGCCACCCGGCCTAGCCCCATGCCAAACGGCAGGCTGTCCATCGACTGGAACGTGTACCTGAGCACCTTCTCGACCGGTATCCGGAAATCGTATCCATCGAGCGGCGTGTAGCTGGTGATATTTCGCACCGCGAGCGTCTGGTCGTCGAGGTCGAATCCGATCTGTCGGCACGGCTTCGCGGCAAAGTTGCGGAACCCGTACTTGCCCTTGTAATCACCCTCCTCGATATAGCGCCAGTTGATCTCCGTGACCCGGAAACCGGTATGCACGGCATACGCTAGCTCGAAGAGCACCTCCGTGAAATCCTGCTCGTTGTCCTGCTCGTCGCGGATGTTGTCGATGGCATACCGAAACGCATCAGCGATCGCTGCCGCCTCCGTATATCGCGGATCGGCATTATCACTGATCGCCGCCTCAACCGTGACCCCCTTGTAAAGCGCCGCCTGCCGGACAATGTTCACCGGCGACCGAACGGCCGTCAGCGTCATCATCTGATCGAGGATCTGATAACCCTTCGACGCCAGTAGCGTGTCCGGGTTAAAGGGCGGGATCTTAAACGACGCGGCGAGATAACTGTCGTAGGCCCCAAGCAGCTCTTCGGTGCGCTGCGACGGACGCAACTGGGCGGGCGTGCCCTGCGGCCCTAGTATCAGGGGTACGACCGAGCTGTTGTTGTTCGACGCCATGCCTGTTTACCTCACCAGACACGGCCTACCGAGGCCGACTCCAGCTCGAACGATTCCATTTCCGCCTGCGGCACCAGAGCGTCTTTCCAGTCGCCGCCAGTCCCGTCAAACGCCAGGTTCACCGCGTCGGCAATGTCGGGGGATTCGCCCAGCCGCTTCCGGATGGCCTTTTTCTCCTCGACCACCTTCTGCCCCCGGCTGTTCGGCTCCCATGTCGGTGTACTCAACTCGCGTACCACCTTCTCGCGCATTTCCTGCGGCAGCCGGCTCAGGTCCAAATCCTTCAACCGTGCACGCTCACGGAGCGTAAACCACAGTTCGCTGCGCTTGTTCGGGTAGCGCTCCGATTCAATCGCCTTCGACGAGGCGTTGACCTCGATCGCGTTGTAGCCTGCCGCTAGTAGAAACAGTACTGGGGCCACACCGAGGCCTCCGGTCACATCCACGCGGATCGGGATCGCCTTCGGGTCGACATGCACCAATCCTGCCGTCTCGCGGGCCACCTCAATCAGCGCGCCGGCGAGCACATCGCAATCCATCTGCCGTATCTCACGAACCTGCAGGATGCACGGTCCCGAGCGCGACGCCACCGTCGAACGATCGGTGCCTTTGCGCGCGACGTCACATCCGATCGCGGCGCCGATATCCAGCGGCAGCCGCGGCAGGTTAGTTAGCCATCCGCGCGGAATGACCTGCTGATCGGCTTGGCTGGGGAAATCGCCCAGAACGCGCCCTTGGAACACCGCGTTCGGCAGGTAAAACCTGCCGTTGAACTCAAAAGCGTCGGCATGGAGCGCGGCAACCTCCTCGCACTCCTTTTCGATCATTTCACGTATCCACGTGAGGCGGACCGCCTTCGGAAATGGAGGCTCATCGCCGCGCATCTCCGCCTCGATGTTGGGGTGCCGCAGGCCGCAAACGGTCAGGACGTTAAATAGCGACGACTGGCACGCTTTGCCGAACCGGTTATCCTCCGCGGTAGGGTTGGCGATGGCCAGCAGCCGGCATTCCGGATGCGTCAGCAATCCGTCGCCGGCCTCCCAGATATACGACGGCACACCGACCGCCTCCTCGTACGTCAGTAGGATCGGCGCTGCGTGCTCGCCCTGGAACCCTTCACCCGATTCTGCGTTGAGCGCTTTGATATAGTGCGCGCCCTGAACCGCCTTGTCAGGATCACGGACGATACCGCTCTCCAAGATGATCCCGCCTAAATTGTGCTCGCGCCTTTGTTTGATGATCTCTTTGAACGTCAGACCCAGCGCCTGCGGCCACGTTGGCGCGGTGATATAGCCAATGTGCTCGTCCCAGCAGTCATACCACCAGTTGTTGGCGATGGCGGCCGTGAACGTCTTACCAATCGCGTGGCTTGCCTTGACGGCCGTGCGACGATTCCCAACCAGGGAAAACAGCGTCGCGGACTGGTCTTCGGTCAGGTGCGCACCGAGGCGATCGGCTGCGTAGGCGTCAGGAAACGACCTATACAGCCGGCGAAGCTTTTCGCTCTTCAAGCTCCTGGATTCGTCGGTCGATATCGGCATCGGTTAGTGCCCCGAACGCGATCGCGCTGCCCTTGCTGGTCATGTCGACCTTGTCCGGCTCGTTCTGCCCCAGCTCACGGGCCACGGTGACACGGAGCGCCGTCTTCTGCGCGACCGCCGCCAGGTCCCACTTCCGCTTGATCGTGATGCGCCCGCGGTCATCCTCGATATCGACCGCGTAATTGGCGTTTTCCACACCGGCCAGGTTGGCGGGATCGTTTTCGAGGCGGTAGACGTCCTGCTCCAGCCTGCGGAGCTTGATCTCGTAGGCGCGCGGGTTGACCTGTATCCAATCGCGGCGAGCGCAGAGCGACTTGTACTCGTCAACCAAGTCCTGGTCGACATTGACGTCGCTAAGCGCCTCGATCCGCTCGACGATCAGATCCAACTGCCACGCCATCAGCTCCGCGCGGGCCGCAGCGATCAACCCCGGCAGCTCGGCGCGCCGCGCCAGCACGGACTCTCGTATGGCCAGCTCCGTCGCCTCGATGGCCTTGACGTCGCCGTCCATGCCCTGGATGCGGCTGACCGCCTGGGCGATGGTGATACCGCTCGCGTGCGATCGACAGGCGGCGATAATCTCGTCTACCCGTGCCGTAAATGCAGGTATCTGTCTCCAATCCTGAATCGTCTCGCGGGACACGCCAACCGCCGCGGCTACGGTCGAAGGTGTCCCACTGGTGAATTGCCCGGCGGCGATCAGCGCCGCTGCCTTGTGCTTGCGCTCGTCCCACTCCCAGTTTCGGATCAGGGAGGCAATCACTTTTTTGCTGGCCATCGTCGTCACCATTCCGCGCGGAACTACGCCCCGGCGTCATCGTCACCGTCGCCGGTGTGCGTTGTCAGCTCGTCGGCGAAGTAGCAGATCATCGCCACGACAGTGACAACCGCGGCAGCGACGACCAGGAATGCGACCGTGTTGGCCATGTCCATTAGCCTCGCGCCGCCAAATGCTCGTCCTGCCGTCGATGCGCGGTTTGGCGCGCTGTCGGCGTCCGCTGCTGGTATTCGAACGGCGCCGACCAGACCGAGTAGCCGCCGAACCCGTCACCGCGCGGGGCGTCGACCAGGTCGACCGCGCAATCCGTGGCGACGATCCGGGCCAGGTCGCGGCGCTCGAACGCAGCGCGATGGCTGCGCTGGTCGATGGCGCGGCAACGGTCACGGCGAGCGTCTTTTTTGCGATCGTTGGCAGCGCGTCGGCTCATGTGGTGGGCTCCAAATGTGACAACAGCCCCCCGAATTCCGCTTGCGCGAATTACGAGAGGCCGTGCGGGGTTTGCGTGAGGTGGGACGCCCGCAACCGTCCAAGTTGTCAAAATCTGCCCGCCGCCGGGGAAGTTACCGCCGGCGGGTGTGTCCCCGGTGGCCGATTAGCGGCGACCACCAAGCGAGTACACAATCAGCGTAGCACAGTGAGCGCCCGGTTGCAATAGTTGCGGCGGAAGAGTGCGCTTACAGGTCACCACCAAAATTAATTCAATTATTTTTGCGCTATCGGTAAATATGTATTGACATGTTAAACCGCTATCGGTATAATAGGTATGTAAGCAGCGAACACACCAAGGAGACAACGACAATGAGCACAATGAAGCGCACTCGATCCATTCCCGATCCTGTCCTGGACAAGATTACGCAGCACCGACCACATCTGCTGCCGCTGGTCGACAATCTCAGGCGACTGCCGAGCCTTGCCGCGCAGTTGGAAAAAGCCATCGCGGACGGGTATCTATTCGGTGAAACCAGGCTGACAGGTGCCGAGACGTTTGCGTTGGCGAGTTGCTGCGCTGGCCGACCCTACGGCGGGAGCATGGTCTATGCAGCCTAACACCGAAACCACCCAACCCACAGCCACCGACGCCCCGGCCAAGCGCCGGGGCCGTCCACCAGGCGTCTTGCTCATCAAGCGCCTGGTGCGCATGTCCGATACCGAGTGGCAGTACGCTATGCAGGTAGGCGGATCGTCGTTCGTTCGCCGCCTAATCGATGAGCACCGCCGGGCTAACCCCTAGCCCGGCGTCCCACCATCGCGCTTGAGCTGGGCACGGACGCGCTTGACGTACCGCGTCGCCGTTCCCAGCTTCACGGCGATTTGCCCTGACGACAACCCCGGCTGCTCGCGCAGCAGCCGGGCGATCCGGTCCCGCATCGGCGAACGGCGACGACGGCTCATTCTCCCACCTCCGGCCCCATGATCTCGCGCTCGAACGCGGTCGCGGCAGCCAGCGTTATCCCGACACTGCAGGCGGCGCGATGCTCAACCTCTTCGCGCCTGTCGGCGATTTCGGCGCATTCCCAGCAGGCGTATCCAACGTTGACATACACCCGGCTCGCATACGCCGGTATTTGCCGACGAGCCAGTTCCCGCGCCGCCGCGATCAGTTTCCTCGCTGCCTCAATCTGCGCTGGTGTCACTCTCCACCATCCTTCCGCGCGGAAACATCCGCACCCTCGATCATCGCCGCCGCCTCGCTCACCCGCCGGTCTGCCTCGGCCGCAGCGTCGGCCAGCTTCGCCGCCAGCTGGTGCGCAAACTCGCGGCGCACCAGGCCGTGAAACCGCGTCCCGCCGCCGGAGAGCGTCAGGCGGATGTGCTCGCCCTCAAGCCCGACACCGCAGGTCAACCGCGACCAACCATCGTCCTCACGCGGCTTGCGCCGGCTGTATTGCCCCATCGCCTAACCTCCCGTGTTAGCGTTGCCGCTAACAGCCGTGCTTGTTGTCGCTAACAAAGCGCCGTCGCCGAAGCCGTCACCCTGGGCGCGCGCGCGGGCCGGGGAAGAGGAGGGAAGTCGGATTCCCAGCACTCCGAACGTGACCCTGAGCCCATCGAGCCTAACGAGCCGCGTGGTGTCGACCGCGATCTCGTAATCGCCCGCCTCCAAAATCAGGCCGCGGTCCTGTGCCGCCGAACACGCCATGACGAACTTGACAGCATGCTCGTAATCCGGCATCGTCATCGTCAGATCGCCGTACGGCTGGCCGTTTTTGGCATGGGTCTTAAACCCGGGTGGTGGCAACATCACACAAACCTCCATCGCCGATCGTATTCGGCCTTCAGCGCGGCGTACACCCGCGGACTTCGTTCCGGGTCGATGCCACCAGGGTTTACGGCCCAGTTGAGATACTCGAACGGGATATCCGCGAGCTTTTCACCCTTGTGCTTGCCGTACGGCATCCGCTCGATTTCCGCCACCGTATCACTCACGCTGCTGCCCTCCCCCCGATCATGGCGAGCACGTCCCGCGCCTCACTGGTGCCGATCTGCTGCGGACCGTCACCAAGCGCGATCCGGCGCACCCGGTCCGAGGCCTCGCCCTCCCCAGCGGCACGGTATAACCGCTCAAACTGGGCACGGAAGACGTAATCAGGCAACGCTTCATCGCACATCGCAACCCAGCCCCCCATCGCTTCTACGACGAGATGCACCCGCCTGGATGCCGTCAGCAGCTCCGGAGGCGGTCCCGCATCTCGCAGGTTGGGCCACCGGTTAGGTGCAATTCGATGTGGAGCTCCGTCGCGGCCATACTTGGCCATCAAACGGATCACCAGCGCCATATCGGTTGCGAGTGTGTCCGCCGCGCCGGGGTCGGATATCTCCCGCCAAAGGGCGAGGATAGCGGATGGCGCCGGCCGCCATTCGCAGGTCTTGAGGATCGCCTTGAGCAAGGGAATTGCGGACTCGTCCGGCAGATCCTCCAGAGCCAAGGTGTAATTAAGCTCGACCGCCTCGGACCAAGCGTTTTCACGCCCGGTCTGCATATTGGCAAGCGATGCCATAAACATCGCCAAGACGTCCCGTGTCATAGCCCGTCCCTCCTGGCCATCCGTTCGCGGATGACCGCCGCCTGCTCCCGGAGCGAGCCCGACTTGCCGACCACCACCGGCCCGCTGTGGCCGTTGCGCGACACCGGTTCGCCGGTCACCGCGTCGGGTTTGTCGGCGTTGGGATTGTCCCGGAGCGCCCTGTTGATCCAATCCGAGGCCTTGCGGCGCCAGTTAACGACTGGTCGCCCCTTCGAGTCGATCCACAGCGCGGCCTCGAAATGCCTGTGGAACTTGCCTGCCTCAACCTCCGACCAACCTTTGGCCCGGAAGTGGGACCTGACGTCGGCAATCGTTGGGTGTGGTTCCCGCTCGCGGTCACCTTCGACACCCTCGGAAATTGCCGCCGCCGCCGTGCGCGCCTCGCGCGAAGCCCCGGTAGTTGCAGCAGCATATTGTGAAGATGGTTTCTCCTCTCCGGTGTGTGAAACAGACTCCGGCATTGCCAAAGAATCCGGATTCGGGATTCTGGATTCGGGTACGGGACCGGGGTTATCGGTTTGATATCCGTTTGTTATAGTTTTGTTATAACAAACCGGGGTTTTGTTATCGCGTTTGTTATCCGGTTTGTTATGGCCCCAGCGTGATTCCATACCCCTTTTCCCTGCCTCCGACCGAGCTATCTTAATCCGGTCCCGCTCTTCGACAACCTCCTGCTTGGTCGGCTGGTAATCGTGGTAGTCGTGCAATCGATACCAACCGTCCGGCTCGGCGTGGACCAAGGGATCGTCGAAACCATCGACAATGACCATGAGCCGTTTGAGCGCGGCGCGCCAGTCCTTGACCTCCGAATACGCGGCCAGCACCGGTATCTGATTCTCGTGGATCAAGCCGTCGGTCAGGTTGCGCGCGGAGTAGAAAATCATGGCCTCGTGGATCTCACGCGCTTGCCGACCGGCATAAACGATTTTCGGATGTTCTCGGTAAGAGTCGTCAAAACGGACCCACGCCATGTACTATCTCATTTCCCGCCGCAGCTGCGCTAGCTGTTCGCCAAGCGCCGGCAGCGGCTCTATCCCAACAATGTCCCGCTCGTAGCGGATCAGCGCCTCGATGCACTCCCGCTCCGACGTCACCATGATCGACCGCCCGGCCTCCACCAAAGCCTTCTGCGCATCGCGCCTCGCAGACCGGGCCGCGCGTTTCCACTCGATGGCTGCCCAGCTGAGCGGTGGCCAGCGGACATGGCTCACCATCGTATCCGGCGCACCGGGTGTGTTGCCCGTGTCCGGCGAATAAACCGCCTTGTGGCACTCAGGACAGCGCCCGATCACGCGCGACCCGCGCTTGCGGCTGCACGGCAGGCAAAGCGCAATCGGCCTAACCTCGCCAAGCACCAGGACGCTGTAGCCGATCGCCCGCAGCAGGTCGACCGCTGCGCCCTGCCGCTGGGCCTCGGTCAGGTTGACCTTGCAGGTGTGCAGATTCAATACCCCGCGCCGCTTGCGCTTGACCTTCGCCGGGTCGACCCCGTCCGGGATCTGCGCCGGCGCCAGCAGCTCCATCTGGGCCGGTGTCGCCGTCCCCGCGTCCGCCGCGATCGACGCTTCCGCCACGGCCACCACCAGCGCCGACGGCCGCTTACCGGCCTCGGCGTGCGCCTGCAGGCCCTTTGCCCAGACCGGGTTAGTGGCAGCGAGCGCGGCAGCGTCAGCGACGGAGATGGTGACCATTACCGACGCCTCTCCAGCCACGTGTCGCGCTCGCTGGGCGGCAGCACCGGCAGCCCCAGCGCCGCGTAATAGTCAGCCTCGCTGTTGCAGACCAGGCGCTCTGTCCCGCGCCACAAAAAGCCGTCCGCCTGGCGCAGCCCGCGGGGCATGGCGCCGTACGGCTCGGTGGTCATAATCCACGTGCTGTACTCAGCCGGACCCGTCCGGATGACCAGCTGGTTGCCATAATTCCCGGCCTGGGCGATAAAGATTTCGAACACGAAACCGCCTAACTCGTGCACGACAAACCGCTTCAGTCGCGGCCCGTCGCGCTTGATGACGATGTCGAAGGCGATCGCGCCGGTGCGGATCAGCCCCGCGATCACCGCGTCTAGCTGCGGATATTGGCCGGTCGTGTCGCCGAACATGTCGAGTGTGACGATGGGCTGGGCGACGATCTCGATGTCGCCCACCGTCTCGCGTCCCCGCCGCAAACTCCCGGCGATGTCGCACCGCTCGCACGCCGGGGCAATGGCCGCCAGCAGGCGTTCGGCCACGGGGCGCGCTGCCGCTGCGTGTAATTTGGTGCCTGCGCTCATGTGGTCTCCTCAGCGTCAGATGGGGCTCGTCGCGCCCTGCGCATCGTGGCGGCCTTTACGCCGCCTGCTTCAACCCCTCGCGCTCCTCGGCCTTCCGGCGGCAGGGGCCGCAGGTGGGCGCGAAGCCCTTGCGCTTGCAGAGGTCGGTGTCCATTTTGCCGAGTTGGTACCCGCACGTCGCGCAGACCACCGGCGCCGGCGCGGCCAGCGCTGCGGCCTCCTCGGGCGACTGCGCGGCGAACGGATCATCCACAACATCGTCGACCACCTCGGCTTCGACCGCAGCAGCTTCGACCACCGTCCCACCACCC